CTCGGAATTGTTTGTTAGATTGCTGTGCCAAATGCGTATCCTACGCATTCGCCAGTGAACTTTGCCAAGTTTATGAGCATAACCTTTCGCGTTACCGGAGTAAGTCTTACGACTATTCTCTTGTGTTTCGCGTAGGGCCAAACTCAAGGCAGCTCGATTCGAAATCGGACCGCGCACAAGAATTTCGTCCTGTGTTCGCACCCAGCCATAGCAGATAAAATCGCCATGTTTGTTGGTACGAATAAACTCAGGGGAGGTAAGGAAACCCTCGTCTCCCGTGGCACCATAAGGAATACTGGGCCACCTTCCGTTCAATTTGGCGCTAAAGCGTCTGCGTGCATCTTTTCGAATTAATGCACACGCTCTGTGTACGAGAGGCAAGTTGTCAGTCCTGACAGCCCACCGAATCAGCCTATTATGGAATTTTATATAAGCTGAAAGGTTCGTACATACCTCCTTTTGAAAACATGGAGTTACATCCTCAAGGTTGAGGAAATGCTTCCCACACGATTCAAAGAAGAGGCCAGAGGTAAAACTCTTTGTCTCATTTGGAATAAAACCAAAGAAACGCAACATGTTGATGACGTTTTGCGCTGACTTTTGATCAACGATAATATCGTCACCGTATACCAGACAGTAGTCTGACATAACCGAACTGATAGCCCAGAATATTAAGGACTCTAGTTCGAACGTGTATGCATTCCCCATGCTCGAGAACTTTTCTAGCAATCTCCATTTTCCTTCGACTTTTGTCAAGGGGCTACGGAGATCCGAGAGGAAGGTTAACCACTCGGGGGGAAGCAATAGCTCTACAACACTTGAGGCTAGGGTATCACTAGCCATGGACATGTCTAAAGTGGCATATCCATCAATCAGGGCTTCAAAAGCTGCCTTCTGATTGTGACCTTGATCATCAAGGTCGATACCAACGCGACGTAATCTCTTCCTAATGAACGCCCCACATGCTTGTTGCACGAAGGCATTCCCACTAGGTTCGATCCCGATTGTTCTATCGGTCGTCGCGTCTTTCGGCACCACATCACACCTGTTACCACGAACGGTTAAGAAAGATATTTCACCGCCGTGGAGTTGACGAAGGATATCGTCTTCCAGAAATGATCGGACTATAGGTTCAGCCCGTTGTGTGCAATCAATAACTCCTTTATGTTTATCGAAGGAGCTAGTTCCCCGTTTATGGGAAAACGTAGCACCCCCGGACCACCTGCAGTGTTTGATCAACCACTCTCTTGGAACTTTAGAGCCTAGGATCAGCCTAATTTTTCGTCTTATCTGTAGGATTACAGTAAGCGCCTCGCCATTTAAGTGAGGTGTAAGCTGTCTAATTCTCATGTTCGTTTGAAAGCAGATCAATTCAGCCTGTTTCCAGTTACTGATAGCGTTTTCATAAGCTAGTTTAGAGGTGTTCCATCCTGTCCATTTACGGAGCAGGTTATAGAGACACCAATCGACTGCAAATGGTTTCGCATCACTGTAGGACCCCGGTTTGACTTCGTTGCCTCGGATCTTTTCAAGGTTAACGTCGCCGACCCGTTGGGCCCACTCGCTGTTACTGTTGTCTGCAAGAGCCCGGAAAACCCGAAGCTCAATAGCGTTATCGCTAGGCATAATAACAAAACCTCCACACTAATTAAAATCAAATGTGGAGACCGCCGTAATGTCGCAAAAAGATTACGCATAGGCTAGTCTCCGGTATTATCCGTAGATTCGCTCAAGCTTATCGATTGCTTCGCGGACGGTTGAATTGGCGAGCAGATTGGCTCCCATCTCTGATAGGTTTTCAATCACCGTTTTTGGTGTCCTTTCAGAAATAAGAAACTCGATCGACATCATTGGAGTATACGCCAGCGTTGGAGCTGGGAGTAACCCTGATGACGAGGAGTCTCCGGCCACTTCGAGAACAGGAGTTCTTAAAGTGATTCGCACTTTATAAGTACGACCTTGCGAGGCCTGGCCCGGTTTTGCCGGAATAGGATCTCGAACTTCTACGGTTACCCGTTCGAAGGCAAGGGGAGTGTCGAATTCGCGATTAACAAACTCGTACACACCAGAGGAGCCGTTGGTTCCAGATGGTTCAAAGGTATGATCCACAGGGGTTGCCTGTGCGTCCGATAGGACTATTGAAGATGCGCTTGGCATAAAGTTCTCCAAATAGAGAGCGAAGAGGCCCCAACAAGGACATTCACTACAATTTAAGTTTAAGGTTAGAAATCTTAGCCGTTTCCTCCTCGCCGACGGTGTGTCGGTGAGTCGTCAAGACCAAGAGCGAATAACGCCGCTATGTTTAATAAGCGACGTGCGCCAAGGTTCGCCCTATAAGCCGGAGGCTTAGGAATGGGCGGATTGACTAGAGGGTACCTCCTTACGACTTTACGGACAGCACGTCCAGTAATGTCATATCCTTCATCTATGACAATTGAAGGGTTGTAGTTCGGAGATATAAACTTAATCTGCCTGTCATAGAACATGAAATGCGTCACGTACCCATTAAGGAAATATGGGTAGAGCAGCGTCGCGTGTTCGGCAGTTTCCAACACTTTCCCAAATTGCCAGAAATAATCGGCAACAAATGAAAAGGGTAGGGCATTCCAAGCCCAAAGTGCAGGATTTAAGCTAGTGATACTATTCAAACCAGGGGTTAACTCCCGATTTAAGGTCATACCAATTTTACAGCCATATTTGCCAGATTTACCATCCAACGACGTTTGAAATATTGCTGTCGACCCCGTAGACAAGAAAGATGCAGGATAGCATCTCATTGTCGCATTTTGCGGAGTAAACGGCAAATCGTCTACACAAGAGGCAGTGAACGATAGTTTGCGATTGCGGTGTTTCCGCACAGCATCTAACGAATCATACATTGTGTTCAGGATCGGCTGGAGGCCGAAGGTAAATTCGAGATAGCGGTCTGTGATGGCGCGGGTTTTGCCCCACCGTCGCAGATGCCGTCTCCAGTGAGTATGTGCTCTCTCACCGCTGTCAATCATCTTAGCTACCTGTTTCCGTTCGAAAACGTCTTCAGATATATCGATGCCGTTTGAGATTTTCTTGTACAACTTAGCTAAAGCTTCGTTATACATTGAATCCGGGACAGCAAAAGAGGATGGATCCGACCAATGGATACTTTCATGGCCGTAAGTGTTGTCAGGATAAACCTGCAACCCATTCTCCGTGCGAAGATGGTACCATATCGAGCCCTTTTTCTTTCGGACTTGTATGTGACCATCAGCATGTTGGCCCCGCTTTACATCATACCACCAAGCATTTGGCGTTATATGCCGGGGATAAGTTCCCGGTGTTACCGCCATGGCATCTACGCCCCCATATTTGAAGGGAGCTTGGAGCCCTGTTCCCAAGACCGTCCATCCATTTGAGCCGTAACGGCTTCGATAGATTGTATTGTCATTAGGGATAGTTTGCCTAGGATACGTATGCATAAGTAGGACCTCATACTGGCTAAGAGCGCTGATTAGGCGCTGGCAGTTTAAATAAACAACAAATCAAGTCATTTATTAGGCTTACTCACGTAAAACTGAACGTAAGTATCAAGGAGAGTCATAACAACGACTCGCTACCGAAGATTAGCTTTGGAAATAACCAATCTTC